TTGGCTAGGCCGTAGCAGTCTAGCCCTGTCTTTGGATCGCGGCCTTGGTCAACGAAGGGAATGCCTATTAAGGGTGTATAATCAAACATAAGTCGGCACCCCCGGTATGCCAACCTCACCGCCGTATCTAACAGAATTACCAAGCTCCCGACACCGCTTCAAGGTTTTGTTGCATTCCGTCGCCGAACCGTTATAACCGCACCGAATCCCTTTGAAAGGAAAAGGACAAAAGTTTTTCATGTATTTATCCGGCGGTACGCGCTGCGTCATGGTGTAGTCTGGACCGAGGGTGAAAGTTGCCCAATATGCGTCGGTGGTGGTCTTTTTAATCATGAAATACTCTTCTATCTCGGGAGTGGTTAGGTCAAGGTGTTCGGAGTGGACTACGCGTAGGATAACCATCGCATCTGTTCCCCCGGCGTATTGCTCGATATACTGCTGTACTGTTCTCGTGACGTTGGAAACCTTGAGAGTGAGTTGCGGCAGCTCTCCCTTGTCGTTTTCGTTGACTTCTCCAAGCTCAAATGGAAAGGCCACCCAGGTTTGTCCGGAGCCGGCCGGCCACTCAATATTCTCGTTGTTGTTGCAGATTTTGATGGTCACGGCTTGAAACTGGATTTCTAGAAGGACAAGCCAGACTCCTGTTGAGGATATTTTATTCTTTTCGAGTTTGGCGACAGCTGATAAGTCTAGCATCTTTACTCCTCCTCGGGGGGTTCTGGTCCTTCTGGAGTAACAGGGTTTTTATATCCCTTGAGCGTGATACCGCCAGACCATCCCGGCGAACCATCCGCGCCCCATTCCCATTCGGTTTGGGCTATGCAGCGAACTGTCCACTCCGTTTTATCGACCGGGTGTTCCCATGTAAACTCAGCGGAACTGCCGCCAACCGTGTCATTTAAGAAGTTCGCTAGGGTTTCATAATTAGTGTTCGATAGGGGAATATTGCGCCAGTTGAGCCAGAACGTCCAGTATGTCCTAGTCTTTCGCCGTCTACTGATCGGCGGCCCATTCTCCGTTTCAAAAAGAAGTCCCGGATCGTCCGGCTGTTGGCGGAATGGTAGATCCGGGAGTGGTATGCTGGTTGGAAACTCTGCCATGTGATCACCTCGTCCCTTTGAGGATGTCAGTTATGCCTTCGGTGTTTGATTCCATTGCTTGCATTAATAGTCTAGCCACAATCCGATGCCCCTCGATGGTTACGTTTTGTTTCTGCACTTTTACTGGAACGCCGGTTTGGTTTTCAATGATAACGTCTACGTCTGCGACCATGCCCATCTTGGAGAGTGGGACAACTTCGCCGGATTGGCGGGGCTTGAAAAACTCCGGCTCGCGTTCGTTTACTCGATAGACCACGCCCGCCGTTACAGGACCGCCGGTTGCCCGACCGCCGCCGAAGATGTTGCCCAGGCTTTCGGGCGAAAAGCCGATGGACTTCAGGATGAACGAAGTAAATGTTTGGCCAAGCACGTCTGCAATTGCCCGCCGGATACGGTTGAGGAAGTTTGTCATGCTGAATTCCAGCGGATTGAAGAAGAAGTCGGAGAACATTTCCGCCATGCTTTCTGCGGTTGTCTGTGCTATATCTTTCATGTGCAACGACCAGTCGCCCATATTGTCCAGCATGATGTCAAATTCGGATTTTTGTATTGAGCGGAGATATTGCAGGAATTGCAGATAATTCTGAATGCCAGGCGAATTGACGGTATATATCGGATTGCCTTCTTCATCTCTTAATGCGGCCGTGTTCTGGATGGCTTGAATCGTCGCGTCGATCTGCGCCTGGACCTCATCGAAAGGTAGGCTGAGAGCATCGGCGATTGCTTTGTCGACACTTTGGTCGGTATTAACTCCCTCATACCATTCTTTTTTAATCCGGAGAAAGTCGTCTCTGATGAACTGTTGCGCTGCTTGTGCGTCCTTCTGTGCCTGCTGGAATTCCTTTAACCAAGCAACGGTCTTCTGGATTTCTTGTGCAAGCTGACGGTATTCTTCTGATGTTTCGCTTAGCCCTTCCAGGATGTACTGCTCCATCAGTTGTTCTTGTGCTTGCAGAAGGGCGGTTAGCGCTTTTTCCTGATCGAACATCTCGCCCTTAATAGTTGCGATGGCTTGACCTGCCTTGAATATCCTATCAACGGTTTTGTTATAGTTCTCAACCAGGCTTTTAAGGCGTTCTTTTTTAGCGTCCTCTTCCGCAAGGTCAGCAAAATGCTGATACTGCGCAACTAAATCCCCCATGCTAGTTTTATGCGGATCGACGCCTTTTTCTCGGAGACTGCGGATTGCACTTTCAAAGATAGCTGCTTTCCTGGCGGCTATCTCGTTCTCGGTGCCAAAGATTTTCGCCAGAGGGACAACGGCATCAAGCTCGTTTTTCATTTTTTCCAGGATATCCGCTACCTCTGCTTCTCGCTGCGCTTGGTCGGATGCTGCTTGTGCTGCTTTCTCTCTTGCCTCTCGTTCTTTGATGAGCTTGTCAAGGCGCTCTTCGAGAAGTTGGATCTCCCTGGTCAATGTGTCTGGAGCTTTCTCTGGCGCTACATAACCGGCTCCAGGGCTGGAAGTAAATTCTCCCCGCTGGACTTGCCAAGCCGGGAGGTTTTTCGTCCTTTGTATCTGCCTTGCGAGTTCATCTCGTTTTCTTTCCAACTCATCCCTAAGCCGTTTCTCTTCTCTGTCTAGTTCTGCATCGGCCAGATCCTGCACTTCCGTTTTAGCAAGTCGGGCGTTGTCTCGGATATTCAAAAATGCCACGCCGATGGCGCCGAGTCCGGCGAGGATCGCCCCGCCGATCAGAAAAGGCTTAAATGCGATGTTTAGGGCTGCTGCTGCTACAGCTGCTTTTTTAAGATTAAGATACAGCAGGAATACACTCCCGGACAGGAGCGCCATAACCCCGCCTAGGGCGGTTATCTGCGTGATCGCTGACCTTAACTCGGGGTTCGTTTGGTTGAGCCACTTAAAAAAGTCTACGGCTGCATCGGCTAGTTTCAAATATCCCGGCAAAACATCAGCCGTAATTTGTCTCCCTATCCCCGCGAACCCCGCTTTGGTGGCGGTTAACTGGTCATCTAGCCGCTTTAATCCTTTGACTGTCTCTTCGTCCATGACATAGCCGAGATCGCGGGCCTCCTGTGTTAGTTTGCGGATCTCATCCCCGCCCATGCGGAGAAACGGGACGATATCCGCGCCGGAACGACCTAAAAGCTGCATGGCAATCGCCGACATTTCGGTTTCGTTGGTCATGTCTTTGAACCGGTCGGCGATATCAAGCAGGACGTCCACCGACGAGCGCAGGTTGCCATTAGCATCCTTGACATCAATCCCCAGGCTCTTAAAAGCCCGTTGCGCTTCGTTTGTTCCCTGGGTCGAGGTCAGCATGTTCCGGGACAGACGGTTGATGCTTTTAGCCAACTCTTCTAAACTCGCGTGTTCCTGGTCTGCTGCGTAGCCCAACTCCTGGACTTGTTCCCGGGTAAGTCCGGTCTGTTTGGCGAGCTTGTCGGCAGCGTTGGCGGCCTGAGTGGATTTTAAGACCATCGCGGTCATGCTGCCGACGATCACCGTTCCCATCATGACCATAGAGCGAGAGACTGCGCGGAGTTCTCCGTCGATGGACTTCAGGTCTTGCTTCAGACCCCGAGCCTCTTTTTTGACTTCGCCGAACGATTGTTTTAGATTGGATATGTCACCGAGTACGGCAACGGCCAGTCTGCCAATCACGCTCATCTTGTCACCACCCGTCCCGGTCCGTATATTTCGCGCATCTGTTCGCTGGGAGATTTCCCCTGCTTACCCTTTTCAGGCTTACCGAAAAACGCTTCGCCGAGCTTGTTGACCTGGAGGATTGCCTTGCGTTCTTCGAGTTCTAGAGCTTTTTCATGGAAAAACAATACCTGCTCGAACGAACAATGGTCAAGCAGGTATTCTAAACTGTAGCCGGTTAGGATTGATGTCCAGAGGAAAAGGCGGCCAAGGTCTACCGGCTCTGGTTTTCGTTTTCGTTTACTATTTCCTTGACCGCCTGGATCTTTTTTGCTGCTTCTTCTACCATCCCGGCGAGGTAGTCATTGAGCGGCTTCATGGCAAACTTGAGGAAGGCCATTAGCTCCTCGAAAGACAAGTTGTCGAGTATCCATTCTTTGGTGATCTCCGGGAAGGATGGTCGGCAGATTTTGATTGCTTTGTCGATCAGCGAAGCGAAAAGGGCGTCGTCTTCTTGTACTGTTTGTTCCTTCATAAACTGCTCTTCTTGCATGAGTTCCAAGATCACCCGGGATGGTGCGCGGGAAACGTCGATTTCTCTGATTCGTGGCGGGTAGTATCGCCGCAAAAAAGGCAGGTATTTAAAAAGCTTCGAGTTCGGCTTTTCTGAGATACGGATCAGCCTTTTCTTGGTGATGACTTTGTCAATGTTGCAGACCACTACTCCCGCTTCTTCTGAGATGTAAGGGGCTCTCTCTTCGCTCATTAGAGTACCCCCTGTTCGTCCACGATCTTAAAGAGTTGATCTTTGAGGCTTCGGGATTCGTCGCGTACTCCTTCTAGCCGGATCGGGGTGACGGCGGTGTTTTCGTCGCTGTAGTTTGGCAGGTTGATTCGGATGCCCTGGGAGTTGTATGCCTTGTAGACGGTGATTTCAAATTTTCTGTTTTGGGCATCGTAGTTGGTCAACCGGACAACATTGGGGCTGATTTCAGTGGCTCCGCCACTCGTCAAAGTTTTAGATGCAAGCGGGGTATAATTATAGGTGATCGTGATGGTTTGATCTTCTTCGGGGTCCGTATCCGGCTCAAAAATCAAGATTCCCCATTCGCCCTTATCGTTCCGGGTAATGATATAATGAGTATCAACCGTTAGAACTCCGCTTTCGGAGCCTTTGACCTCGCTGACCGTGATTTCCGACCCGTCGCCGTTTTGATGCTCAATCTTGATCAACTTATCGTATTCCCATTCCCCCGCGTTGAGAGTCTGTTTTGCGCCGGTTACCTGTACCCCGGTCTCTTTGGTGTAATTGTCAATTCCACCGCGAATGGTGTTGAGGTTTTCCAGTTCGATCTCCACTAGGTCCCCGGATACAACCGCAACATGAGAAGAGGGGACAATGGATCTGCTGATTTCGCCTACATTCCCGCCGATCCGCCGGATCTCTGTCCAGCTTTCCTCAAACACCACGTTTTCCATAGTGCCGAGGTCAACTAGATTCTGGTCGTCCGGGCCAACTTCAACTTTAGCCGAGCCGATCCTGATTGCGCCGGGATTCTGGACGGTCGTCATAGCTCTCATGGCTATTCCTCCTTAAATCTGATTTTAAAGTCTTGAGTCACACGAAAAAGACCCGTTGCCGGGTCTGGGAGTTCGTCTCCGCCTTCATAACTGATGTACTCGACCGGTACGCCGCCGGTGCCGCCGAGGATGCCTTGTTTGTCGGCTAGGGCATTGTAGCATAGCTTTGCCCGCGCTTTAACTTCGCTGTAGGTGTTGCCGTAGTGGTCGATCTGATAGCGTGGGTAAGGGTTTTTGAGCCGACGGGCCTCCGGAGAGTCGGAGATCATCCAAAAGACGGTATAGGGTGCGGTGACGTTTTCTGGTGCTTTGCCGCCGGGGTAGACTTTCGCATCCAAAACGGCTTTTAATGCTGTTGTGATTGCGCCTTCTATCTCCATATCATCACTCCCCGAATAATTCATCCTCAATAAATTTGGCTAGGTGCCCTTCTTGCAATCGTCCAGCTAGAGCCTGTTTGTAAGTTTCGGCAATTACCCGCTGGGCTTGCGGTCCGTCTTCGTCAAGAGCGGGGCGAAGGAAGGGTTGGGGTTTGACGAAGGAGCCTGTAAATTGCTCCCTTTCCCGCTTTGTTAATGCTTTGCGAGAAATCCGATGTCCTTTTTCGACGAAATATCCATAGTAGCCGTCGTATTTCTCTTTGCGCCCAACCGCCGGTCCGACAAGTCCCGTTATCTGCGCCGGGCTGCGTTGTCGTAGGATTTTGTACTTGATGGATTTTTTTAGTGTCCCAGGGGCGTGGGCATAACGTCCGGTTTGTCCTTTTGGGCTGACTGGACATCGCCTTTTCGCGCCGCGTTGAATTACCTGGCAACCTTTCCTTGTAGCGATGACGAGGGCTTTCTCGAAGTCTTTTTCCATTGCGTCGATGGCTTTTTCTAGATCCTCCAAGCCGCGCAGTTCTAGTCCGAGCATTTAAACCACTTCCTTGACGTTGATATATAGCCATTGTCTCTTCCCGTCAATGTCACGCGGCGGTCCGTCAAGGTCGAACACGCGCTCGCCCCAGACGATTTTATGCGACGATTTTATGCCTGTTCGGTAGCGGATCTTAAATTCCCCGGTCAATTCGGCGTTGGTTTGCCGCGCGGCGAAGAATTCCCGGCCTGATAGATCCCTGTAAGCTGCCCAGACTGTCGCCACGGTGTTCCATTCTTCGGGCGGTTTCAGCACCGGATCGCCGTAGTCTCCAGGACCGTAAGCGGGTTCCGCTATTTTGATTTTGTGACGCAGCGCGCTCATGTTACCACCGCCTGTTTTTCCTGCAGCGCCTTGGCGTGTAGTTGCCCAATCAGGTTCAAGATCCCTGCGTCCTTAGTTGCTCCGACCATGCCAGGGTCATCAAACCAGCGCCTTAAAAGCACCCGTGCAGCCATTTTTGCGTCCGGATCAATTTCTTCTTCTGCGCCCCAGTCTTTCCCGGTCGCGTTTTTAAGAAAGCCGTCAATGCCCGGCAACAGTATTTTTGTCACGTCGCCGGGCATTTCATCCGGGGAATCATATCCCAAAACATCGGCAGCTTCCTGCTTTGTGAGAATCATTTATACCACCACACTTACACGATGAGGTAAATGTCTACCGCGGTCCCGTTGAGGTCGCTGTGCAGATCAATAGTGTTATTTTCAAGATCATTCGCATCCACCGTTACCGTTGCGGCGGTGGCCTCTAAAGTGTTGTTTAAATACGCTGCCAAGACTGTGTTGTGAGTGAGAAAATACGGTAACCCCAACTTGTCGCCCCAGCCAACGGAAATTTTGTCGTAGGGGACGCCAGAAGTTCCGTTGGTGGAGCTACCGAACGTCACGCCTGTACTACCTGCCGTCACTGCGATTGCCAAAGATGAGTCGTTTGCGGCTGGTTCATTAGCGGTTAAAGTGACAGTATCTTCGCCGACTCCGGTTACACTTGCGGTAAATACTGCGCTGATCACGTCATCTTCATTCAAGGCTTCGACAATCGCCGTCGCGACTTTAGCCGCAGTATCATGCTCTGTAGCACTCAGCGTAACTGTCACTTGTGCTCCGGATTCTTCACCAAGCAAAGTAGTGGCCGTTATGGTAACGGTAATATCACCGGCAGTAGAGCACCCTTTGGTTACTTGTATGGTCTCGGTTTGCTGCGCAGGGGTATGATCTTGGATCGGGAGTTCGATCTTTGTAACGGTCCTAAACGCCAGATTCCCATCTTTTGCTGTGGTGCCATTAGCTTGAATCTCTTCTGTGATCACCTTTCCGGCGAAGTTAGTTCCGGTGATTTTCACCTTTCCGGTAATTCCATCAACGTTCCCGTCAATACGGATATTCCGGGGAACTGCGGGGTTAGTTATGCCGGCAGTGATCTCTTGTGTCTCAGCACCCAAATTAGTTGCAGGTAATACCCCATCGCTGCTGGCTGGCGGAGCGTCTTCTCCCGGAATGTGGTAATGGGCAATAAATCCGCGGTCGACCGATACTCCCTCGACGTTTGTTTGGATTGTCTGCCCCATTTTATAGTTGTATGGGTACATTGTTATCGACCTCCTTAATTGGTTATAAAGGGAGCCGTTTTGACTCCCCTAATCTCTTACGCGCCTTTCTTAACGATTACCACTCCGTGTGGATCAAGCAGTTTCCCATCGTTGATGAGGATGGCCTTGTCGATCCACTCGTTGGTATCGTGGTCGAAGTAGCGGAACATCATCATCTGAAGGTTGCTGTTGATCGCATAGTTCTTCAGATTGCAATAAATAGCCACAACATCACCGACTGAAGCGTCGTCATACGGGGCGATAATGTCATCCTCGACCTGGATGACCTCTTTCCCGCCAAAACGCTCTTGCGGCCCGTTGGTAATACCGTAGTTGGTCCGTCCAACAGGCTGACCGTTAGCATCTACCATGCCGTCGATGTAGCCTTCCCATGTGCCGGAGGCCATAAGGAAAGTGGCGCCAGCTTTATATGCAAGCGGCATTTTGGCAAAGACTTTCTTTTTCCATGCATCCCAGGCCCCGAATTCATCTGCTTTCAGGGTTACTATGTTAGCTGCAGGAACCCTAGTGTCTTTGGTGATACCAAGGCATTGCCCATCGCCGGTGCCACTGATGATCTCCTGTTCGGTCTTTTTGATCATAGCCTCGCCGATAAGATCTTTGATGAGGTTTTCAAATCCTTCGAGAGTAACGGTTTCAGCCAAGAGAGAGGTCGCAACCTTGCATTCAAGCCCATAGTAGTTGAAGGTTACGCTGGTATTCGCCTGTACATTCTTCTTGTCGGAGGGGGTCGTTTCACCGATCCTGGTGGCGGTAGGTTTGAGCGTCAAGATCGGAACAGTCACGCCGCCGCGAATGTTGATCAGCCTAACCCGGGAAAAGATTTGTCCGTAAACTTTAGCCTCTTTGATGATTTCTCGGAGGATGGTCGAGGGAATCATCGCGGTTACTTCAGCAGTGGTGGTCATCGCATCGCTGCCGCGCATCTCTGGTTGCATTTTGCGGAATTCCGGAGTAGATTTGCCGGTTCTGCAAAACTCCATAAAGGATTTCCGGTATTCCATGGTGCCGAAGGGATCTTCGGGTTCCGACTTCTCTTCAACCTTGCCGCCCTTTAACCCAAAAGCGGCCAAAATCTCCTGAGCGCCAATCGGACCGGCGGAGCGCTGCTCTTGTCCTTGTCCGCCTTCTTCGCCCTGCCCCTCTTCTTTTTTGATTGCGTCGATCATGCTGCGAAGCTCGGTAATCTCTCCGTTGAGGTCGTCCAGTTCGGCATTGATCGCCCGCAATTCCTTAACGTCCTCGGTCTCGTTGATTTTCTTGCCCAATTCCTTTTTGCGCTCTTCTTTCGCCTGTAACAGTTTTAAAAGTTTATCCTTCATTTGTGATCCTCCTCATAGTTTTGATTTTATTTGAGCCTTATATCGCAAAAGCTCGATTTGGTTCGCCTCCGCTCCCCGTGAAGCCTCCGCTTCTCTTTGCGCGGCCTCCGCCGCTTCTATCTCATGCTGAGCCTCCGCCCAGCTTCGAGCACTAATTGATGTTTGTTCATATGCCGGGAAGGTGACTGCAGATACATCGAAAATCCGCTCTATTTTTAGAATGGTTCTCGTGCGGGTCTCGCGGTCATAGGAGTCCTCTCTAACCTTGAAAGCAAAACTCATCTTGTCGTAGAATCCGTTCCTGATGTCCTCGTAGAGCTCCCGGCCTGTTGCGTTTTTGCTCAATTCGGCCTCCATGTACAGGCCGTCATGGCGGAGAAACAGCTTGAGCGTCCCGTTTTTGGTTTTGGCCGCTGGCTTGCCTTCATGGTCGATATTCAGGACAACATCGTCCATCTTCGCCTCGTCCAGTGCGCGAGAGTCGATAACCTCTTTATACTGGACGCCATCGTATTCCCAAACCACAACCGGCTGGTCGAATACCACCGGTTGCCCGACAACGATCATTTTCCCATCTTCTGTTTTTTCTCGTAGCTCAAAATCAAAATGCCTGTATGCTCGGTCTTTTGTGATCATCAATGTCACTCCTTTGCTAATTTTAAATACCCGTTAGGGTGTTACTCGTTGGCTTCTATTCTCGGTGCTCCGGCGCGTTTCAGCTGGTATTCGTCGGCGATCTCGGTGGATACGTAGTTCAAGGAGATTGTCCTCCGCTTTCCTTTTCCATCCGGGAGAGGGGGATAGCCGAGAATGTGCAATTTTTGGTCATCGGTTAGGAGTCCTTGTTCTCCGGCAATTTTTATAAGTTCAAGTTTTGATTTGGTGCTTAAATACATCATGTCGCGGTGGTAGAACACTATTTCGTTTCCGTGGTTCAAGGCGTTTTCTGTAAACATGGTCTTGGAAAAAGCTTGGCCTAGGCTGATGATGATAGGCTCAAGGGTTTTTTCGTACCAGGCTTGATATTCCTCATCGTTAAAAGCGCCGGAGATGATTTTGAGAGGAACGCCATACCAGTTAAGGATCTTGTCTTGGATAAAGGCGATGGTGTCTTTGTCGATGATTTTTGGATCTGGTTTTAGGTCGATATATTCTCCCTTTAGATCCATGGGGAGAATTCCGCTTAGGCTTGATGTGACGGCGTCCTCGAAGCGTTTTCTTTCTGCCCGCTGTTTTTCATCATCAAGCATGGTGTTGATTTTCAAGATCCCGCGTATTGTTAGACTTGTTTTAATAGCTTTAGCAAGTCCCTCGATCACCGTGTCGTTAATGGCAAGCACCTTTTGGAGCGCTTGGTTGTCCGGCTGGCCGTGAGCGCCGCCGCCCATGATTTCGTTGACCGAAAATTTCTTGCGCAGGTGAATGACATCGCTATATGCCAGAGTAAAAGAGGCTCCGCCGGAAAAGTCCATTTTGACAAAGATTTTATTTTGTGCATCTTGGAGGAAGGTAACCATTGTCGGATTCAACGGATACAACGCCGTGTATTCTCGGTGTACTTGTCCTCTCGAATCCCGCACGACCTCGTAAGCTGGGTAAATGAAGCAGTTGTAGTTCATATAGAGCAGCCAGATTATTTTTTCCAGGAAGTCCCGTGTAGTCATTAGCGGGTTAGGCGCGAAATTGAAAAGCCGGTTAATGTCACTTTTCGGGGTTGTCTGTCCTCCCTCGTTATCAATCCTTATGTGCCGCGGCTGCAGTTTACTAATTTCTGTTGCAATGCAGTCGATGGCCATCTGAACTACATCTGAGGCGTAGATGTTTTGGCCAAACTGGGAAAACACCGGGTAGCTACCATCCAGCATCTTCGCGTACTGCATCTGTCTGTTGGTTTCCCTGTTTACAAAACTACTCAAAAGCATCTAATCACCGCCTAGCCATCGCTTTCCTGTGCGCTACCAGATAAGCCAACCCTAATAAGCATAACCCTAATACGATATAGCCAGCGGGAACGTAAATCATAAATACCCCGCGGGTTATACAAGTAATCCCGGCAACAAGAAGAAGGTCGTCGATTATCAAATCTAAGCCCTTTATGAGCGCAAGTAAGGTTTTTTTAATAAATAAAGCAACCTTTTTGGTTGCTTTGCTGGCTTTCCTGCCGATAAAAATAAAGGTTTCTTTTGTTCGCTCCCAAGACTTGATTAGCCATATCCTGCTGTTAAAAGCCACTTTTCTAAACGTTTTTTTTATCTCCATTCGCTCACCGCCCCTCTACTAGCTTCAAGAATTCTGACCGGTTGTCGATATATACACGGTAAGCAATAATCATCGTCACCGCGCCATCTATCTTTTTATCTTCTTTGCCCCGAATCTTAACTGGTCTGATTTCATATTTTGAGTTCATTTCCAATGCGGTGTTTTCTAGACACCACTTATCAATCGGGTTGTTGTTATATACAAGGAGCTTGCTTTTTAAATCGGCCTCAACTAGCTTCATGGGTTCTGACATGCTGCCGCAGGTTTGGTCTACTCTTACACAGTCAAAGCCGAGATCTTCCATTTCGTTTTTCCAGTAAACAGCTCCCCATTTGTCGTAGCCTACCTTGTACATCCGGATTCCGTAATCCTTGAACAGTTTAACGAACCATGCGGTTACAAGGCTGAAGTCGTTTTCATTGCCTGGGGATATAGTGACTAGGTTTTGCTTAATCCAGTCCTCAAACATCTTTCTGTCGTCTTTTGATAGGGTTTCCAGCTTAGACTCTGGGATGTAATACCTCTGGATCGTGTACTTTTTATGATCCCCGGGTCTCATTATCACTGCCCGGGAGCTTGCTAAGTCGCCGGATTTCGAGAGGTCAACGCCTCCGATGGCAAAACAGCCGTTAAAATCTTCAAGGTTAAAGGTTTCCTCGTTGACAATATCTTCTGCCATTAACCAGGCTGCGGCGTTGTTCTGCTTGATGTTAAAGTCTTTCGCCAACACGAAAGCCCTAGTTGCCGTGTTCGTCTTAGCTTCATCAACCATCTGGCGGAGGAAAGACCATTTTTTAATTACTCCTAGGCCGGGGTTGGATTTAACCCAGCTTTTTTCGTCTTGCCAGATTTCGGTTTCCGAATCCTGGGTATAAAGCCAGATGTTCCATCGAGATCGCTCCAATTCTCCATTGAGTACTTGCCTTGCTTCCTCCAACCGCTGGTCCAGGTATCCATCGTTAATAAACCCCTCAGATGTAATCTCAAAATAAAGCGGATCGTCCTGGGTTGACAGCGCCTGTCTAATCGGCATTACGGATGTATTGTCCTGTAGATCATGTACCTCATCTACCGCCCCAACGCGGATATTTCGGCCTTCTTTAAAGCCTGTTCGGGAGGATATTTTCCTGATGCTGCCTTTGTTCTGGTATGAAAATTTCCCCTTGGTTTTCTTTTGTCTCGGGTTACCGAAGTAAATACCGCGGAGGTTTTTCCGTGTGACTTTGGCAAGCGCTGAGCTTTCTTCTCGCATGGCATTGCACGCATCAAACATCAGGGAAGCCTGCTCATAGTCATTCCCCGAACACAAAATCTTGGTCCCTGTTGGGCCACAGAAGAATTCGGACAAATTCAGCGCGGCAATGAGCGGGGTTTTGCCGTTTTTTCGGGCAACCATTAAGAGATTGTCAGTATGTTTTTTAACCCACTTGCCGATTTCTTCATCGAAGATTTTGAAAATATAAACCGACTCGATAAACGCCTTCTGAAAAAGCATCAGGATAAACGGCTTGCCAGCAAAAGGCGCTTCGAAATGCTTACATTTGGTCTCTATGAACTTAATGCGCTTATGCGCATCAGTGAAGTCAACTCTTATGTCTGGATGATCGAAGAAGGTTTCGAGAGTGTCCAGCCACATCATGAGCTCGCGACCAACGATCTCGTCGCCCCATCTGCAATGGGCAATATACTCCAGAAGCCAGGAGTGGGTTCCGTTGTGTGTAAAGTCTCTGCTCATTCGAACTCTCCCAGATCGTCGTCGTCCTCCAAAATGTTCCGCATCTGGAGAGCGTTTAGTTTGTTGACGATGTTGGCATAGCTTTCCGCCAGCCGCGCATACTCCTTGACTGCGGGAACCTGCTTTTGAATATCCGGGTGGTTTGGGTGGATTTTTATCGCGCCGGAAACTTGAATTGCCCGTTCCAGTTCGGAGCAAAGAGAATGAAGATACGCGGCCTTTTCGATCAACCCTCTCGCCGCTTTTTGTGTTGACGGATCGGTTTCTGCGAACAGATCTTGCCATACGGCAAATTCTTTCTCATATGCCGCTTGTTTGTCCATGTTATCACCTGCTTTCAATCCGGAATTTTTGTTTTTGCGATGTTTCAAAATGGTTCTTAAAACTTGGGGGAAATTCCAAATTTTTTGGTGTGCGCGTAAAATGGG